CGGAATCACCCCCCGCACCCCCACCAGCTCCGGCCGCCCTTCGATCTCCTTCTCGGTGGGCTTGCGGTACTCGGTGGGGATAAAGCCGATGGACTTGCCGCGCATCCCGTCCTGGACGAAGGCGAACACCGCGTCGGGATACCATCCCTCGGTCACCGGCCAGGAACTCGGCCGCGGAGTGTAGCGGGTCTTGGCGAGCCAGCCGTTCTCCGGCTCGGTCACCCGCTTCACCCAGAGCCCCCGCCCGACCGGGAGCTGGTCGTAGCGATGGGCGAAGGTGACCACACCACCGCCCTTCTGCCAGGAGCGCCAGTCCCCACCCTGCGGGTAGAGGACCTCCTTGTCCCGATCAATGGTGTCGGTGGTGATGAGACTGATGTCCGCGCGTTCGCCGTCCAGCAGCTCGAACTTGCTGGGGGCCACGCGCCGGTGAACGATGCCGTTCTCGCCGTGCTCTGCAACGAAGCTCTTGCAGTCGGAGTCCAGGCCGGCGAGCACGCCTTCGAGCTCCTTGGCAAGCTCCGACGGCATGGGGTAGCCGAGTGGCCCCTCCGCATCGCCGTAGATTTTCAGGCCCTTCATGGTCAGCTCCTCGGCCAGAAGAACCGGCAACCCGCCCCGGTCCGGTAGTAGCGGGCCTGGCATTCGCCTACCCGCTTGGTCGAGCGGGCACACTTCTCGCAGCCGGGGGCCAGTCGCGACCAACCCTCGCGCTGGGACAGGGCCTTGGGTTTGTCCGCGACCACCACGGTCGGGGTCGGGGCAATCGCGTGTCGCGGACCCAGGTCTGACGGCTGCTCCTCATCCCTCTTCTTGCTTTTCGCCACGATCTCCTCCTATCCTCCCAAGTAACTGCGCCGGCACCTGGGGCCCGGCGACGGCGCCGGTGGTTCCTGCCAGGCGGCAACTCTTTTTGTTCTCGTTCTCATCCCCCCACCGCCTCCAGCACCTCGGTCATGCTGCACATGCAATTCGCGTGGTAGGGGGGCAGGCTCCGCGCGTCCCCGGCAGCCGGACCGCTGTACTTGCCGAGGCCCGCCAGCGCCTCGCTAAGCACCACGCGCGGGAACGCCGCCGCCATCATCACGCAAATCTCGCACGCGTCCGGGCTCAGCAATGGCTCGTACCCCGAGACCACGCCGCTGGCCGCTCCCGCCAGAATCTCGCCGTCGTGAACCGCCATGCTCGACTCGGTCAGGGCGATACGGTCAACGCGATAGCGCTCGGCGGCATGGAAGATGTCGCTGACCGACTGGGAGAGCGCCCGCGCGGTGTTGGCCTCGGAGAGCAGGCCGGCCGAGAGATCCTCTTTCAGCTGGGCAATCGCGCGATTGATGGAGAGGTTGGTCGTTGCGGCGGTGTCCGCACAGAGCCGGACGCTGTGTTGGGCAAGGGCCTGCTGTACTTGGGGGAGCCGCACCGACCACACGTCCGGCCCCCCTCGCATCCCCATCCGCGCCAGGGCCGCGCGCGCGCCGGCGTCGTACTTCACTTCCAGCGCCGGCACAACTCTGCGCGCGTCCATCCCCGCGAAGCGCCGCAGGTCCAGCGGCGTCTTCCCCAACAGCTCCGCTCCGCCGGCCTTGACTCGGGCCTTGGTGGGCGGGAGGAAGCTCAAGCCGTAGTGCGCCAGGATGCGTGAGTGTTGCAGGCGGAAGACCCCGCGCACCGCTCCCCCCACGCCCGCGACCTCGGTGCCGCGTGGGGGCGGGCGCCAACGCGGATCACCAGGGCGCGGGGCATGCACCTTACCGCAGGCTACGCACCACTCCTCGCCGCACTCCCAAGGCTCGCGGGCCACCAGTGAAGCGGACTGGTCTCGAAGCGAAACGGGTTCCGTCAACGTTATCATGTGCGCGAACCGTTCCCCGAGACCAGTCCGATTCCCTGGAGGTAGCGTATTGCTCCTTGAACCTCCGACAATTGAAGCCCGAGAATGTCAGCGAGTGCTAATGGTTCGGCTTTCCCGGCCGACCGGCGGATCGCCACGAGCACGCGCTTGGCGACATCCTCCCCGGCAGTCCCAACCTCGCCGGGCTTGGGTGTGGCTGGAACTCCCTGCGCTGGAGGAAGCTGGACGGGAGGCGCCGGCTTCTCGAATCCGGCCCCGGCCGTTCCAAGAATGGCCTCGGCCTGTTCCTTGGAGAGGTTGAAGAGGACCATGAGTTGCCCGACGCCAGAGTCCCGCGGGATCTGCCTGCCGGCAACGGCAGTTACGATTGCCATCGCGGCTGCAATCTGGGCGCCGTCGAGCACCGCCTCGCGAGTGACCTCGACGTCCTGGCCGACGTCGGAGCCGGCGAGCGAAGCCGGGATGGGCTGGATGACCGTGTTCGGAATCCAAGGCGCGTCCCCCCAGTCCACCGGCTCCTGACCATCGGCCACGCGCAGCTCGTTGATGACCCGCTCGCCGGTGCGGAGCTGGGACTCGTGGGAGAGGATGCGCCGCTCGACGTCGTCCGGGGTGGGATCCTCGGACATGGTGAAGAGCCGGTCGTCGAACATCGGGCAGAGCACTTGGTTGATGCGGTCGTCGAGGCGCCGCAGTCGGGGAAGGACCGCCATGCGGGAGTGCTGGACAAGCGCCGCCTCCAGCTCGGCCCGGCTCTTGTTGGACTCGAAGAGCGCCGGTGGCACCCCATACGCGTTCAGGATTTCGACCTTGTTGACGCCGTAGCGCGCGAGCAGCTCCATGTCGGCGTTGGTGAAGTTGAGCGGGGTGACGGTCAGCGGCGTTCCCTCGACCATCATCTTCCCGGCGCCGGCCTTGCGGAACTTCCGGGACAATATCTTCTCCAGGCGGTCGGCCATCGCCGGGGTCATTACGGCTTCCGAGTCCTTCGGCGAGACGATGACGTCGGGCCGGGCCCGGTTGTCCATGACGCTGGCCTGGTGGCTCTTGTCCTTGCCGAGCAGGTTGACCGCCTCCCAGGCTGCGCGCGCCGGGGAGAGCCCCTGTGAGTATGGGTTGTTGGGGTCAGGCAGGTGGAAGTCCACGATGTCTTCGAGCGTGTAGGTCTCGGCCTTCTGGCCGGAGCCGACCGTCCATCTCTCCACCATGCCAGTGCTGGGGTCGCGGTCGGCGGTGACCAGATGGCTTTGCAGCAGCCAAATCTTGACCGGCTCGCGCAGCTTCCCCCGCTCCACATACCAATACGCCGACCCGACCAAGTCCAGGTACAGCGCCGTCATCTCCTTGAGAAAGCTGCCGCTCATGTATTGGTTCGGTTGCTCCAGAAGCGTGATGAGCGGATGCTCCAGAATCTCCTCAACCGCCACGCCCGCCCGCAGCGCCTTGGCGCTTCGCATGCGTCGCTTGGTCGCGGCGCCCACCGGCCCCACCGCCCAACGGCACTTGCGCTGGCCGGGGGCGGTCTGGACGTATGCCCGTCGCTCGGCGGCTGCGGTGGATTGGGAGTTGAGCGTGGCACAGGAGTAGACGATGCCCTTGTATTCGGCGATGAGCTTGGCCGCCGTCGGGGCGGGCTGGGAAGAGAATTGGTCGGCCCAGGAGCCGCCAGTGTCGGCCGCCGGGGCGAAGGACTTACGAGTCTCGGCGAGTAACTGCCGCACCCTGGCAAGCTCGGTGCGAGTGTGCGGCCTCACACCGCACCGTCACTGGCGCGGTTGTCCGCCTTGCAATACGGGCAGGTCAACCTCCCCCCGCTCCGCACCAGTCTCACCGTCCGCCAGCAGCTCTTGCACTGGACTTCGCCGGGCGGCTCCATCGGAACGGCGGACAGCGACCGCGGCTTCTCCAGGCGAAGGGCCTTCATTCTGTTAGCGCTCATCAATCATCCTCGTCGGCAAGGATATTCCCCTTCCAGATGGCCGGGTTTTCAAGGTCAAGGTGCGGCGTGCCCCGCTCGATGGCTTCCTCGGTGAGCCTGCTCTCCCTGGCAGGCAGGTCTCGGTATCGCTCGTGCTGTCCCTTCATCCGCTTGTCCCGGCGCTTCGCCGGCCTCCTATGTAGATTATCACGCGTCTCTTCCTCTTGGGACGCCGGTGCCGGTAGGTCTGGCATGTCAGCTCCGCTCCTTCCTGCTGCTCTCCAGCAATCCCCGCCGTCTGGCCGAGGCGCAGAGGTAGCGCAGCGCGCTCATGGCGTGGTCGAACTCGGCCAGCGGCTTCTCCTTTAAATTTTTGTCCGAGTAGCAGTAGACCTCTGCCTCCTCGCGCACCTTGACGCAGCGGTCGGAGATGAACAGCCGGCCGTCCTCGGCCAGCCCATTGACCGCATCTATCCCATAGGTAATGTTGTTAACCGCCTTCCGGGAATCCATATCGTACTTGCGCAGCTCGCGAATGGCCTCGGGATCCTCGGGGTCGCAGAACCACACGCACTCCGCCGGACCCGGACCGAACGGCGCGCGCAGCGCCTGGGCATGATGCTCGATGGGCGTGGCCGCCTGGTAGCGCTCGGCATAGACGTACAGCACGTCCTTGCCGCTGGCCGCCTTGTAGATCATCCCCGACAATCCGCAGAAGGGATTGCGGAAGCCGAAGTCAATCCCCCCTATCGGAGTTCCCTTCGGCGGGCTGACGTGGGGGCAGAAGCAGTCCAGCAGCGCCGGATAGACCAGGCCTTCGGCAGCCACCCACAGGCCCTTGACGTAGCGTTGCAGCGCCACGCCCTTGAAGGTGTTCAAGTCCTCCAGATAGTCGGCCGGCAGGAACCAATTGTCCGCCGAGCAGGTGGAGATGGCCTCGCACTTGGGAGCGGCAGTGGTCCCGGAGGCCAGCCCAAACCGCTTGGCCAGGTGGTGCGTCGGGGCGCCGGGATTGCAGGCCCCATAGAGCTGGTTGCCGAGCCCTGGAATGTTGACCCGGGTACGACCGCGCAGGGCTATCCAATCCTCCTCGTCCAACTCCACGGCCTCATCTGCCCCCGCCCCGGTGGCCGGCTGCGAGCCTATCTTCAGTGGATCATCCATTCCGAAATAGACAATGCTGCCGCCCCCGAGTATCTGGATGAGCTGCGCCGACTTGTGGTGAATGTAGGTCCCCGGCGGCAGCACCGGAGGCAACACCCCATCCGGCTCCAGCAGCGTCTTAAGCGTAGTGCGCTTCAGCGTGACGTTGTGCTTGCGGGTCAGGATTTCCAAGGCGCCGGGAACCGACGCGCGCATTACCATCTTCCAAAGCAGCGCCCTGGTCTTCCCGGCACCAAACGCGCCGCTGTAGAGCACCTCCCTGGCCTTGGCCTGAACGAACCGCATCTGCTTGGGCAGCAGCTCGATGCTCCGCTCCTCCCGGACCGGCTCCTCCTTCTCTACCTCCGGCCCGACCTCCACCCCACCCTCGGCCAGCAGCTTCCTCGCCCCCGGCCCCAACCGTCTAGCCGGCATGGTCCGGCTCCTCGTGCGGCGGCAGGCCCGCGTCCAGGCGGCGCATCTCCTCGCCCGAGGGCAGCGGTTTGAAATTGACCTTCTTCGGAGGTAGGCCGTTTCCTGGGGGGGACGCCACCGAGAAGTTGAAGGTGATTGCCGGCGGCTGCTCGCTGGTGTTGCGGAAGGCAATCGGCACCCGACCCTCGACCCGGTCGAAGACCATGTTCAGATGTTGGAACTCGCCGCGCGCCGCCATCTGGCAAAGGACCTCGACCAGCTTGTCGGCGTAGAGCTGGCGGTGACCGCGCTTGAGTTTTTTTCCTGACGGCGAGCGGGGGTATGGTTCGGTTAACAACTGCTTGAGCCTGGCGGTAAGGCTGGGTTGGCCGCGTTTCCCCGTCGCCCTGAATGCGACGTGGCCGGGCCTAAAGCGAAACTCCGCGGGCGGGTTACGGTCCCCCACC